AACCAAAGTCTGGTAAAGAAGTTGCAGAAAAGGTTGTTCAACGAAAAGAACAAAAAGACGCCAAAAAACCTTCAACACAAAAGAAACTTGCACCTGCTCAAGTATCAGGTAAAAAGTTTTTTGGTGGTAAATCATCAACTCCCAAAATAAAGAAACTAAACCCAAATACGGGTAATAGTCAATTAGATAATGTACTTCAATCGATTCAATCATCGATATCTAACTTAGCAGGTACTATTGGCAATTTTGTAAAGTTCAAAAGAAAAGATGGTGAGGAGAAGACCAAAAGAAAAAATAAAATGTTAGCCCGTCTGAGAGAAGTTGGGTTTGGAATGATAGGTGGTGTGTTATCTTTAGGCAAAAAGTTACTCAGTAAGATTCCATTTTTTGATAGGATTAAAAACTTCTTCGTGAATATCCTACTTGGTGGTCTTGTATTGATGATACTTGACAATATCAAACCAATTATTGAAACTATAAAAGATGTTGTAAAGAAAGTTAAAAAGGTATTCAAATTAATTAACAAGTATCTTTTCCAGCCAATGATAGAGGCAGGTAAGTTTCTTATTGGTACTGTACTACCTATTATTAACGATATTATAAATTCAGCACCTGCACAATTTATAAAAACTCAAATTGAAAGCCTAATCAAAACTATTGGAGATCAGTTTCCACAACTCGAAAAAGTTGTAGAAGATTTGAAAAATATACAAATACCCGGTATGGGTTTACTAAAGAATTTAATTGGTACTGACAATTCTCCTGATGGTTCTATTCCGGGTTCTGCAGGTGGAACTACCTTTGAGGTAATTGCCGGTGGAGAAGGTGGATACAACTCTGTCAACCAAGGAAATGCTGGTGATACGCCTGGTGGTTCACAAGAATTGTTTGGTAAAGATCTTACCGAAATGACAATAGGTGAGATTATGGATGCACAGGCATCTGGAAAAGTATATGCAGTCGGTAAATATCAGATTATTGATACTACAATGGCCGAGTGGGTCAATCATCCTAAAGGTGGTGTAAGTAGATCAGACAAATTTGATGCTGCAACTCAGGAAAAGTTTAAAACATATGTTATCAATATAAAAAGACCTGAAATTGGTAGATATTTGAGAGGTGAGTCTGATGATGTTGTTGCAGCTGCACAGGGAATTGCAAGAGAGTTTGCATCAGTTGGTTTATCAAGACCAGAGGCTGGGAGAGGGGTCGATCAGTCAAGATATGCTGGAATTGGTGATAATGCTGCAAGTATTTCTTCCCGTGAAATTCAACAATCACTTAAATTTGATAGAGATCAATATCAACAACAACTACCACCTGCACTAAGACCTCAGGCCCAGGCAGGTAAGAGTAGAGTTCAGACTGATATTGAAGAATTTAGACAATTTAGAACACAATTTGGGTATACTTCACAAAGAAAACCAACTTTTAATCCAGAGAACTTACAAATTCGTGAGATGGGTACTTATGGTAGTGGTAACTATGACATCAGTCCTTTGGCGGATGATACTAACTATGAGATTAATGAACATAAAGGTGCAGGACATCATGAAAACCGTGCATTTGATATTCCAGTTCCTAGTACGGCAGTTGGTGATAAGGTTAGTCAATTCTGGAAATCAAAAGGTTACACTACTATTTGGCAATCAGCGGGACATTATAATCATGTTCATGTAGAAGTTCCAAAGAGTAAAACTGCAGAGTTTTTTAATATTGCACCACAACAACCACGAGTTACTGCACCTTCGGAAAGACAAACTGCAGAAGAAATTAGTAGACAGACAGATTATGAAAGAATGAGAACTATATTCATGCCCATTGCAGTACCTACTGGAGAGAGTGGTGGTGATTCTAGTTCTGGTGGTGGAAGTCCTACTGTTATTAGTAGTGGTTCAGCAAAAGATACATACTTACAGATTATGATGGCAAACAGACTGTATAAAGGATAATATGGTATTAAATAACCCCCAAACAGGTCCAGGTAATCTAAAGAAATTTACTATTACTTCAAATAAAGGTGGTAGACAGATTGATTTGTCTAATGGTGTTGTAGAATATCGTTATTATGAAAATGTATTGTCAAATTATATTACATCGAGTGCAATTGTAGTAGAGACTGGTGAACAACTCGAAGGTTCTGCACCAAGTACATTAGATTCTCTACCAATCAGAGGTGGTGAAAAGACAGATATTATTATTGAAGATGTTATTGGAAATGAATTGAAGATTGATAACGGTATGTATGTCAATCGAGTAAAAAATGGAATCCCTGATACAACTAAAGATTTATATCAACTTGATTTTGTATCTGAAGAATATTTTTTAAATGAACAAACAAGAGTTACTAAAAGGTATGAGGGTAATATTGGAACAAATATTGGAGTAATCTTAGCAGATGTATTGGGTACAGAAAATCTGATTGATATCGATGATACTTCAAATACCTATAATTTTATGGGTAATACTAGAAGTCCCTTTTATATTTGTACCTGGTTGGCTTCTAAATCAGTACCGACATCTTCTGGAGAAAATTCTGGACCTGGTGGTTTCTTATTCTTTCAGACAAGAGATGGTTTATGTTTTAAATCAATCGATGGGTTGTTCTCAAAAGACCCGATAAAGAAATTTTTATTCAATGATACTGGTAAATTAGTTGCTGGTTATGATGCAAATATATTATCGTATAATATTGAAAGTGATATTGATATGACTCGAAATATAAGTTTTGGTGCTTATAACAATAAGACAACTTATTTTGATTTTGCCGGGATGATTTATAAACAAATGGATTTTAATATCGGTGTTGCAAAGGATAGCGTAAAGACCGCTGGTAAAGACTATAGGAATGTAAATGAAAAATATATTCAAAGTCCGACTAGATACTTTTCTTATATCAAAGATATTGGTGTCAATCCAAATGGAACCGGAAATGAACAATTAGATAATTGGAAGAGTGATAAAACAAAACAAAATTTTGATTCTGAACAGGCTCTTGTTCAAACATTTATGAGATACAATCAAATGTTTACGGTTCAAACAAATATTATGATTGCTGGTGATTTCTCAATCAAGGCGGGTGATATGATTGAGTGTGATTTTCCTCAGTTAGAAACTAAATTAAATAAAGAAACGAATCAACAAAGCGGAGGTAAATATATGGTAGCAAGTGTATGCCATAAAGTGACTCCAAGAGAAACATATACGAGTTTGGGTTTAGTACGAGACTCTTTCGGTAAAACTACAGGTTTTGGTGGTGTAAACTAATGTTAGATTACGGTATTAAGACACATTCGATAGGAAGAGATGGGTATGTTTGGTGGGTAGGCCAGATTGCCAGTGAAGACTCCTGGAAAGAAAATAAACCAGAGAACCCTAAAGACTCCAATGAAGACATAAAGGGTTTTGGTGAAAGATATAGAGTTGCAATTGTAGGATACACACCTTTTGATACTCAAGAAGTTACTGATAATGAATTGCAGTGGGCATCTGTTGAATATCCAGTAACTGCTGGAGCTGGTGGTAGAGCATCATCACAATCCGCAAACCTTGCACAAGGTGATTTTGTTCGTGGTTATTTTCTTGACGGTGAAGAAGGACAGATACCGATTATTTGTGCGGTAATTGGAAGAAATGAATACCAAGCCATTATAAAGAACAGACCAGATGGGGTAAGATTTACTAATTATAGTGGTTTTGTATCCGAACCCGAAACTTACATACCATGGTACACTCAAAAATTAATACAAGGTGGGGAGATAATTTTACCCAGCCAAACTGAAGAAAATGGTGGGAACATGTTTGTTCCTGGAACCGCAGGAGGAACACCTAATAATCCATTTTTGGTAGAATCAGTTACCGGTAGTAGTTCAGTAATAGCAGCTGCTGATTTTGCTGCATCAAAGGAAACAACAAACCCACTTGCACTACCATCTGATTGCGAACCAATACCACTAGGTAAAATACAAAAGGAAATTCAGAATATTGTTGTAGAAATTCAGAAACTTCAGAAATCAGTTTATAGTTATGCTAATGCAGTAACAACTCAAATATCAGATATTCAAGGAAAAATTAATAAAGCACTTAATAAGGCAGCAAAATTTGTCGCAAGTGGAATCAAATGGATTTTTACAGAAATTCAAAAATTTGTTATTAAGACCACTAACGATACTCTTAAGAAAACCTATTTTTTACTTTTCCCAAACGAAAGACCCGGACTTAAGACTGCAGTCGAAAGTATCAATGATTTGATTGCTTGTCTCTTCAGAAAGTTGATTGGTCAATTACTATCAATGATTGGTAATTTTCTTAAAGATGCTGCAAATAGAGCAATTAATGGTTTAGAGTGTCTAGTAGAAAATCTAATTGGTAATATTCTTGGAAAACTTCTTGGAGCAATATCTAGTATTATAAACGGGGCATTGTCTTCAATTACTTCATTGATTGGTCAGGCTGCTGGTATTGTAGGAGAAATTTTAGGTATCATTACCGATGTACTTTCGTTCTTATCTTGTGAAGAAAAACCACAGTGTTCGACCGTTGATGAGTGGAATATTTTAAGTGGTGCTAGTAAAGTATCTGCAGGAGACATCGGTTCTATTGTTGATAAGGCAAAGAATATTGCAGCAACAGTTCAAGGTTCTGTAGAAAATGTTGGAGATAGTATTGATAATGCATTCAATATGGACTTCAGTGATGTATTCAATCAGACTAGTTGTGATACTGGACCGGTATTTTGTGGACCACCTACTGCACAATTCTTTGGGTCTGGTGTTGGTGCCGCTGGTAATCTTGTCATTGGGGCCTTAGGTGAGGTTATTGGAATTGATATGGCAAGTTTTGGAGTTGGATATGATGACAAATCTTATAGTAAGGTATATGATAACTGTGGTAAAGGTAAAGGAGCATATATTAGACCCATTGTAGATACTTATACCGACGATGAAGGCAATACTCAAACCGGTATTGTCGATATTGAAATTATAGAACCGGGAACTGGTTATCTTCCTGCACCTGATGGAAGTAGAGGTGGTAATGAATATACTTGGTCAGATCCAGATGATACCGTTATAAAAAATCCTGATGGGTCATGGTCACCTATTCCACCAGGTGAAGTAGTTACTGTCGATCCTGGCACTATTGTCACTCTTCCACCAGGTACAGTTGTTATAACAAACCCACAACCCGGTGGGGATCCTACCATATCACCATTTGACCCTATAGTTGGGACACCAGGAACTGGTACAGGTGGAGATGGTACCGGTGGTGGTGGAACTGGTGGAGGAGGTAATGGTGATGGTAATAATGGTTCTACTGATGGTGGTCAAGGTGGTGGTGAAACTATTCGAGGTGGTAATCCAGTTCTTATCGAATTGCCTGGGGTCTTTACTACACCTAAACCTGAATATAGAAGACCATCAGGTGACTATCCAACATCATCTAATGGTTCTTATCCAGTCATTCTTTATCTTTGTGAAATCTTTGTTGATGAAAGTGGTATCAATTATTCTCCTGGAGACAAAATTATTATTGAACCAGACATTGGAGCAGTTGCAGAACCTAAATTTGATGCTCGTGGTAGAGTAACTTCTATTAAGGTTACTGAAAGTGGAGAAGGTTTCACTGAATATCCAAGACTTTACATTCAGTCTGAAACCGGTTATAATGCTGTATTACGACCAAAACTTTGTATAGATAGAGTTGGTAATGATGAACTCAAAGAGCCAACATTCCAAGACAAAGTTATAACCGTGATTGATTGTGTAGGTAAAGTCTAATGGCGGAAGTAAAAAATTATCATACAATTAGGTATGGACAAGCAGACGGCGAAATAAAGTTTGGTCATCTTACCCAAGATAATGTTCTTTCTGCAGTATTGTTGAGAAACGGAAAATCAAAGAACCATTATATTACGATGGACTCCTCTGGTGCTCCTCATCGTAAACATGGAACTATCTGTCGCTCACCTGGTTCATTTCAGGTAAGAGCTGGTGATAATGTAGATGAAGATATTCCGGGTGTATATGTTGAAGCAGTCAGTGGTGATTTAGTTCTTAGGGCACCAAGTGGAAGAGTCCGAATAGAAGGAGTTAACATCGATTTGATTGCTTCTGGTGCTGACGGTAAAAATGGTGTTATCACTATTGATGCCAATGAAAAAGTTCTTGTCAGAGCACAAACTGTTGATATTTCATCCAAAGTATCGACTAAACTATTTTCCGAGAAGACAGTTGAACTTATCGGAAATGCAATCTTAAATATGTATGGCGGCTTTATTGATTGTGCAGATGGTGCAACAGCAATTAAGGGCTCAATTCTTCCGTCACAAAATGAAATACAAAATCTACCAATAGATTAATGACTTTAAATATCCCACATCCACAGAAGAAAGGAAAAAGACTTGAATACTCTTCTTTACACGGTCCTGAACATGGTGTATACTATAGAGGTAGATTGAGAGGTCACGATAGAATTGAACTGCCTGAGGTCTGGAGAGACCTTGTAGAAGAACTTTCTATTACAGTATCAATTACACCAATTGGTATGGAACAAAGTATTATTGTGAAAGGTATTCAGAATAATGAGGTCATACTAGGTTCAAACCCAGGTATTCCTATTGATTGTTATTATCATGTATATGGTGAACGAAAGGATGTGCCAAGACTTAAAACGGAGGGGAAGGTTAAATCATGAAGGTACCTGACTTAAATGTAGGTAAAAGATTATTTGTTGGACTAGGAAATCCAGAGTGTCTGGGTAGAGGACCAGCAGAAATTCGTGGATCTGGTTTTATACAAGGTCCTACCATTACAGGGACTCCAACTTTCCCTAATGTATGGGCTTCATCGATGATTGGCCCTCTTATCAATCCAGAGTCAACACCTCCTCTAATTCCTGGTGGATTCTGTTATGGACCTCCGTCAAATCCATTCTCTTTGGCTGTTGTTGGTTCGACAGCTTTGATGGGTATGGTCAATACCAACGCTTCAGTTGTTGTTGGTCAACATGTGGCAGCACAAGGTGAAATAATTTCTAATTGTGGAGTTCATATTCTATCTCTTAAGAAGAACTTTGACATTGTTCACCCTTCAAAAGAAGGTTGGAGGTTGAGACATACTTGTCCAGAGGGACCTACCAATGATGTATACTTTAGAGGAACACTAAAGGATAAAGATTATATTGACCTTCCTACATACTGGAAGGATTTTGTTCATAGAGAATCTATCACGGTCAGTTTGACACCAATAGGTGATCATCAAGACATCATTGTGAAGAAAATTGACGATAATAAAATCTACCTTCACTCAAAATCAGAAACTCCAATTCACTGTTTCTATCATGCTTATGCAGAGAGAAAGGATGGTGAAAGTTTAATTCCTGAGTATCCAGGTGAGACACCCGCAGATTATCCAGGAAATAACGATCAATACTCAATTGTAGGATACCATTACGACATTAAATCATGACAGACTCATTATTTGGCCCATTTAAACCAGGTTCACCCGGAAAACAAGATTGTTCAGATGGTCAAGCCACAGGGTTACCATCAAGTAATTTTTCGTATATTCAAAAGGCATTTAATAATTATGCCGAGACTCCCACTCCAAACCCATATTCAAAACCTCAGTGTCCACCCTACTACCATTCCACTGCACAGATTGATCAACTTCGAGTTAATAGTACTCTGACTGGTGCTACTGCAACTTTCTCTGGTACAGTTACTGCTCCTACATTTTCGGGGAACATTAATGTTCAATCTTGGAAAGGGTTTGACATTAAACATCCTAATAAAGAGGGTCATCGACTGAGACACATCTGTATGGAGGGTCCAGAGGCTGGTGTTTATATTAGAGGAAAGTGTACAGGCACTACGATTACATGTCCTACATATTGGCAAGGATTAGTTGATCCCGAATCAATCAGTATCAATCTCACTCCAATTGGTTGTTATCAAGAGTTATTTGTTGAGTCAATCGAATGGGGTAAGAGAATACAGATTAGAAACAATCTGGGTGGTCCTATTGAGTGTTTCTATACGATTACTGCACAAAGAATTGATGGAGAACCATTGATTGTTGAGTATGAGGGAGAGACACCTGCCAAGTACCCAGGAAGTTCTGATCAGTTCTCTATCTCTGGGTATGACTATGATGTCAGAGGCCAGAAGGAGAACTAGCACACATCCACTTGACTGAGGTACCCAGAACCGTTATACTAGTAGAGTAGACAGGAGTTCAATGACCTACAAACCACAAGAAGAAGACCAAGACTTTCTGACCCGTGTTGTGGTTGACACAAGTCTTCGTAAGTTTTATCTTTACTCTAGTGAAGGTAACAGTAAGTCTGTTGATTGTGAAAATGTAGAACAGTTTATGAACGTTCTTGAGTTGGTACGTGCATTGATTAAAGAAGATGACATTGTTTATGCAGAACCTTTGGTTGCTTCTGCAGAATGAACAATCTAGACCTTTACGAAGAAATTCTAAACTGTTACGAATATGAGACCAGAAACCCGTCAGTCTATGGAAATGTTGTTCTCTGCCAAATGGAATCTTCCAAAGGCAGCAAAGAACGCCAACTTAACAGAAAAAGAAATGAAGATCACCTTCAATGAGTATTGTGTTTTTCATCCACCAACTTGGAAGGGAGAATGAGTCAATTATTTGTGGTTGATATTGGTAAGGGTAGATGTGTTACTCATGACGGACACGTTCAGATGGGTATCTTCAATCATTCTGTAGAGAAACATCTTGAACTATGTCCCGAACAAGAATGGCAAGTAACATATTGGATACCTGATCCATTAGGGTTGAGATACAAAAGAATTAACTTTCAACATACTATGAAGGCAAATGAAGGTTCTGCTAGAACTGATAACGCTGGTGATAGTCGTCCAAGAGACTTTCCTGACCAAGCAACAAATAGATTAGAGAGAACATTATAAAGATTCCTATATAAAATAAAGGGGTCGGATGAATATACAACTTTGGTACTCTGAACCTATGAGAGAATGGAGATGGTCCCTCGTATCTGATATAGATTCAAATGACCAACATTCTGGTGGACAGGAAGACTTACGAGATGCAATGAATGATGTGGCAAATACTGTAGAATATTTACTTGACACAGATATGAATCCGTAATATAATATAAGTTCCTTCCGTGTGAATTAGTGCCACTCTGTGGTAATCAACCATCCAGTATTCTGGGTGGTTTTTTTATGTAATAAATATCTAATAATAGATATGTCGTGCAAGAAAAATGCCTTTAAGCAGACTTGACAATTTCTTAAAGAACGTAAAAGGAAATATTTTGTATGTTGATCCAAGTAATTTGGATGCAACAGATGGTATTGAGAACCAAGGGAACTCCTTTGCTCGACCATTTAGAACTCTACAAAGAGCATTGATTGAAGCCTCTAGATTTTCTTATCAGAGAGGTCTTGATAACGATAGATTTGAGAAAACTTCAATCTATCTGTTCCCTGGTACACATTATATTGACAATAGACCTGGTTGGATTCCAACAGGGTCAGGTACTTATTTGTTGAGAAGTGGTGTTAATTCGAATGATTTCCAGTCATTCAGTAATACATCAAACTTTGATATTGCAGATGGTAACAATATTCTTTACAAACTGAATAGTATTCATGGTGGAATTATTATCCCCAGAGGTGTGTCCATTATTGGTCAGGACTTAAGAAAGACTGTTATCAGACCAATCTATGTTCCTAATCCAGAAAATAATTTAATCGAAAGATCCGCAATCTTCAGATTGACTGGTGGATGTTACATGTTCCAGTTTACCTTGAAGGATGCAGATACACAGAGACCCGCATATAAAGATTACAGTCCTTCTACATTTAAACCAACATTCTCTCACCATAAACTTACCTGTTTTGAATATGCAGATGGTAAGAACAATGTAAACATTAATGATGATTTCATTAACTATGTTACAGATCGTACTGATCTAGACATGTATTATGAAAAGATTGGCATTGCATATGGTTCTGCAAGTGGAAGAGAAATTGAACCTGATTATCCAAATGCAGGTGTAGATATTCAACCCAAGATTGATGAGTACCGTATTGTTGGACCAGTATCTGGTTCAGTCGGTATCAGTAGTATCAAGGCTGGTGATGGTGTAACATCCTCTGTAGATGTTAATGTTAGACTTTCTAGTGGTATTTTTGGTCTAAATGTTGATACTAATGTTATTATCAACAATGTAACCGATACAAGATATAATGGTACATACCTTGTCAACCAAGTGTTGGATACTGATGCAGATGGTGTTACAGAGTTTACATATGAACTTCCAGTACCTCCCGCCAATGCACTACCAAATCCTCTAGGTTCTTCTGTAGAACTTTCTTCTGATACTGTAACCAGTGCATCCCCATACATCTTCAATGTTTCTGAGAGATCTGTTTATGGCATGTGTGGCATGCACGCCGATGGCAGTAAGGCGGATGGATTCAAATCAATGGTTGTTGCACAATTCACTGGAATTGGGCTTCAAGTTGATGATAGAGCTTTTGTAAAGTATAATACTACGAGTGGTTCATTTGATGACTCCAATGTAATTGCTAATTTACATACAGATATTGATGCAGTATATAAACCCGAATATGCAAGTTACCATATCAAGGCATCGAACAATTCTTTGATTCAGTTGGTTTCTATTTTTGCTATTGGTTATGCAGAACAATTCCTAACAGAATCTGGTGGTGACTTTTCAGTTACCAACTCTAACTCAAACTTCGGTCAATCTGCACTTATCTCTAGAGGTTATAGAGATTTGGCATTTGCTCAAGATGATGTTGGATATATCACACAAATCATTCCACCACAATCACTGAAACCACAATTTACTACGATTGAATATCCTTCAATTGATATCACAAAAACTGTAGGTGTTGCAGATACAAGTAGAATGTATCTCTATAATTATACTAATCAGGATGTACTACCACCAAGTACAGTTAATGGTTATAGATTTGGTGCAAACAATAACGAGACATTGAATGTTGTTATTCCAGTAGGAGGACAGACTGAAGTCTTTAGGGCAAAGGTCGTCATGGACGACACTGTATATGCAACAAAGAAAATAACTGGAAGAAAACTTGCAAGAGTTGGTAGAAATGTTTCTACTGGCAATAGTATTACAAACTCTACTTTAATGTTCACTGAAGACCATCAGTTTAAACAGGGTGAGACTGTAAGAACCATTTCAAATGATGGAAGACTTCCTGATGGTCTTGAGAGTAATAGAGTTTATTTTGCTGTTGTTGATGGTTTACCCTCAAATCAAATACAATTGGCACAATCATTCAATGATTCTTTGACTGGTAATAAGGTTGGTATTAACAATCTTGGTGATACGATTATTGTAGAGAGTAGAGTTAGTGATAAAGATCCTGGTGATGTAGGACACCCTGTTCAATACGATGTTGATGAATCACAATGGTATGTGAATGTATCATCTGCATCAACAGAGAACAATTTGTTCTCTAAACTAAATGGTGGTGGACTTGGAAATATTACTTCTAGAACATATATCATTAGAAAGAAAGATTCTAGACAATCTGATGATAGAATTCATCAATTGAGATTTGTTATTCCTGCAAACACTGGAATATCTTCTGCAAGACAACCACTGGACGGGTTTATCCTTCAAGAATCGAGTGATGTTACTGGAGCAACTAATGCAGAAGTTGCATTGGAGTTTAATCCAGGTTCTGTGACAATGAGTAATGACTCCCAGATGAGAAACTTTAGTTTCATCTCGGGTGTTGATTATAGAGCAGGAATTACATACTATTCGACAGAACAACCACATAGACTTTCTATTGGTTCTACTGTTGTTATTAATAATGTAAGAAGTACTTTGTTCCCAACAGTTGGTGCAGGTAACTCTGGTTATAATGGTACATATGAAGTTACAGGAATTACAAGTGCAAAAACCTTCACGGTAAACTCTATTCCTCTTTCTGCAGGCACATTTATTAATGATACATCCCAGAGAACTACTGCTCTTCCAACTTTCTCTAGAAGAAACTTTGAAAAAGATTTCTATGTTTACGATGTACAAACTATTAATGAGTATATCAATGGAGAACAAGATGGTGTTTATCACCTGTCGATAATCAATTCTGCAAATGAACCAAAGGTTTCCCCATTCAACAATGATGGTTATGCTTTCTCACAACCAGTCACTAATTATTATCCACAGTTAGATAGAGATAACCCTGTAACTGAGGCCCCATCAGCTGCATGTTATGCACTTTCTAATAATATCGGTGAAGTTGTAATTAATGACCCCAAGAATAGTATCACTGGGGAAACATTGGAAGAAATGTTCCAACAAGTTGGTGTTGCAATTACTGGAATTATTTCAAATAATGTGGGAACTGCATATACAATCTTTACCCAATATGACCATGGATTGAATAGAATTACTGTTCCGACTATCAACAATCCTGGTGCAGGGTATGGTGATGGTACAAATGCAATTCAGTATTACTATAACGCAAAACTTCAAAACATCACAAGTGGATCAATTGGTGATTTTGGTACTGCATTAGTCACCATTGATGGTACATCTGCTGGTGAGATTATTGATGTTCAGATTATGGATGGTGGTTCAGCATTTGCTGCTGGTGATGACTTCCGAGTCGTTGGTATTGCAACAACAACTGGATTCAGTGCAGCCACTGGTAGTGTTAATAAAATTTATGATAATAGAGGAGACACTCTTACACTAACAGGTATTAATGATTATGATGGTAGAAGTTATAATCAATTCTATAGAATTTCCGCAATTTCAGGCACTAATCAGATTGAAGTAACTCCAGTCCTAGGTTCTCCTGGTATTACAACATTGGGTCTTGGTCCAGATAAAGTATTAGGTGGTGGTTTCTCTATTATTGGACCGTCGTTCGATAGTGAAAGTTTTGAGTACAACAAAGATGTCGGTATTGCGACCATAACGACAAAACTGAATAATAACTTTAGAGTTAATAATTCTGTGATTGTAAGTGGTGCAGGTCAAACATTCTACAATGGTTCGTTTGTTTGTATCGATAAAATTGGACTGACTACGGTAGTTCTCGATGTAGGTATCAATACAGTTACTCCAGCAATTAATGGTAATATTCAACTATTCCCATCTGGTTCTTCTGGAAACTTTGGTGACTTAATTGCAAGAAACGGAAGACTGTCTGGTAGAGAAAGTCAAATCTATGCAGGTATCTCGACCACACTTAATTCTGCAATTACTAGTAAAACAACTGACACCATCAATGTCAATAACATGACTGATTATAACTTCAGAATTGGTGATTTTGTTAGAGTTAATGATGAGTTGATGAGAATTAAAACTACTGTGAGTAGAGTAGGTGGAACTACACAACTTAAGGTGTTTAGAGGTGTATATGGTTCTATTGCAAATACTCATGTGGTAGGTTCAGTTATTACTCGGGTTAAGTTCTTCCCGGTTGAATTTAGAAGAAACTCAATCATCAGGGCATCTGGACATACCTTCGAATATATTGGTTACGGTCCTGGTAACTACTCGACTGCATTCCCCGATAAACAGACAAAGAGACTTACATTATCTCAACAGATTAATGCACAATCACAAACAATTGCCGGTGGTGTTGTCAACTACACTGGTATGAATGATAGAGGTGACTTCTTCATTGGTAACAAGAGAATTGCTTCTAATACTGGTAGAGAACAAGTATTTGATACTCCGGTTCAAACCTATACTGGTGAAGACCCTTATTCAAGTGGTATTTCTGATGATGTATCTGACTTCAATTATATTGAGGCTTCTATCGTTAAAATTGAAAGAAATATACTAGTTGATGGTGGTGACAAAGGTAATATTCTTTCTCAGTTCAATGGACCTGTAGAATTTACTAAAAAAGTTATCAGTACATCAGATGAAGGGTTTGAAACTAATAGTGTCTTTATTCAAGGTAATGCCCAAGTTTCAAGAAAGTTGACTGTAGGTATATCCATACCAACAGAGGCTGGTACTCCTGGTGATATCGTCTTCAACGCAAATCCAGAGAACAGTGGAACAGTTGGTTGGGTCTACACAACAAACAATCAGTGGAGAACCTTCGGAGTTATCAGTTGATAAATAAAAATAATAATTCCTGATTAGCAAGATAAATGGCAGTAGATAAGGATTTTGTCATAAGAAATGGCATTCAAGTCAATGAAAATTTAATCTATGCTGATGCCGATAGTGACAAAATTGGTATTGGAACTACAACACCGGACAAGAAACTTGTAATTATTGGTGATACTGAAGTCAGTAAACAACTAGCTGTTGGTACTACTATTAGTGCACAAAGACTTGTAACTACTGGTGTATCTACATCTAATATTGGTCTTGATGTAGGTGTTGGTGGGACAGCATTTACGAGTTCTACTCTTACCAAAAAAATTGGTATAAATTCTGCAATCCCTGCATATACTCTCGATGTTATCGGACCAGTTTCGATTGGTCAGACTGCAGAGTATGTTTATGGTGACCTGACAGTTACTGGTAATATCAAAGGAACATCTTTGTCAGGTCAAATTTCTGCTGGTGGAACAGTTGGGTTTACGAATGTAACTGTAGAAAAGAATTTAATTTCGAATGATGCTGAAATATTCACCAAGTTTACATTAGAAGAAGTTAATAGTGATACGTTTAGATTTTTAACTGCAGGTGACCCTCCTGGTATTGGTTTTACACAAAATACTGATGACCCGGAACTTTATTTGTTGCGAGGTAAAAAATACGAATTCCATGTAGATTCTGGTGGTTTCCCATTCTATATTAAGACTGCACCTACTGCAGACTTGAATAATATCTACAATAATGGTGTAGATGGTAATGGTACTCAGGTTGGTATTCTGACTATCAGAGTTCCATTCGATGCACCGAATAGACTTTTCTACCAAGCATCTAATGTTGCTGGTATGGGTGCAACAATATATCTACAGAATAATGGTAAACAGATTGATGTTGGTGTAGCAACAGTTAGACAAAGATTAGATAGTGATGGTTATGCAGATTTTGAGAACATCTATGTATCGGGTATCGGTACAATCAATAACATCAAGAGTAATAACTACAGTGTAAGTGCTGGTATTGTTACAGTAAGACAGGACCAAACAGCATTCATTGGTGTTTCTACTGGTGCGGATAGAGTTAGTGTTCAGACTACAAGTAGTAGTGCTACACATCAGGTTTCTTTTGTAAACAATGTAGGTCTGGGTTCAAACTACCCACTTCACTTAATTGACTCCGATGTTAATCAACTAACCTATGTTCCTTCTACAAATGTACTATCTTGTACTAGATTTGTAGGTAATGTATCTGGTATTGCTACTGGTGCTGATAATATCAATGTAGATAAGATAAACACTAACACTGATTATCAGGTCATCTTCAGTGAGCAAGGTGCAACTGATTATAAGAGGATGTATATCGATACTGATAGTAGTCATCTAACATATAATCCATCTACAGAAACTCTTACTGTTGAAAATATCATTGGTAATCTCTTTGGTATTGCAACAAATGCAAACTTTATCAATGTAGATACCAATACACAGAACACCAACCATCAAGTATTATTCAGTGCTAATCAAGGTGGTGGATTCCAAAGACCTTATATTGATTCTCAAAGTAATGAACTGACATATAACCCATCAACAAATACATTCTCTGTTTCAAACCTTGTTGGTGATTTGGTTGGTGATGTAACTGGTAATCTAACCGGTATTGCATTGAATGCTGATTTTATCAATGTAGATGAAATCAATAGTAATACAAAATATCAATTACTATTCAGTACTAATCAGGCTGCTGGTTATCAGAGACCTTATATTGACAGTGATTCAAATCAACTTACATATAATCCATCTACTAGAACATTCAGTGTTCAAAATATTAGTGCAACCACTGTTGATGCTACTACTTTTACGGGTACTTCCAATCAGGCTAACTTTATTAATGTAGATGAAACGGGTTCTAATTTAGACTATCAAGTATTATTCAGTACCAATCAGGCTGCTGGTTATCAAAGACCTTATATTGATTCTGGTAGTGGACAATTTAAATATAATCCAAGTACTAATCGACTGACCGTAGGAAACTTTACCGGTAATGGTGCAGGTCTTACTAATCTTGCTGGTGATAAGATTACTACGGGTACGATTTCTCCTGCAAGACTACCTTCTGCAACAACTGCAATTCAAGGTGCGGTTATTGTCAATAACACTTACCCACCCACAGGTACTTCTACTGTTCAACCTCCAAGTGTTGATGCATTTAGAAGACTATACGATGCCGTAGGAAATCTTATTCCTCCTGGTTCAAAAATGTTGTTCTATCAGGCTTCTGCACCAGCTGGTTGGACAAAACTAACTGCTGATAATAACAAAACATTGCGTGTTGTTTCTGGTTCTGGTGGTGGTTCTGGTGGTACCAATTCCTTCACTAGTGCATTTGCTGTGAGAGGTGTTCCCCTCACGGCACATAATCATAATGGTTCAGTTAGTGACCAGAGTAATAATCATACTCATAGTGGAAGTACTGGAAATCAAAATGCTAACCATACTCATGGTGGAAGTACTGGAAATGCAAATTCCAATCATAACCACCCTATGAACTCTGGTAGTGCCAGTGGTCAGTTTGTAACTAACGTTGGTAAACAGAGAGCCGGCTATAAAAGTGGTGATCGAAATGCTGTTGATGATATTGGTGTTGGTAGAGGTAGTGTAAGTTACTCATCACAAAACACTAATTCAGCAGGGGCTGACCACTCTCACAGTTTTAATACCGGAAATAACAGTAGTAATCACAGCCATAGTTTTAATACGGATGGGATAAGTGCTAATCACAATCACAATGTCAATATCTCTGATGAGGGTTCTGCTAACGCAAGTATAGATTTCAGAGTCCAATATATTGATGTGATTGTTTGTAAAAAGGACTAAATATTCTTATTCACCCCCTATCATAGGGGGGTTAATGGGTGTTATTTGAGCAACATTGATTCCCTGTTGAAGGGCATGAGCATAAAGTTGTTGATTTTGATGATTTGCTTCTACTACTTCATTTCTGAAACTTTCTACAGCAGCTCCAGTTTGATTTGACTTTTGTGCAATCTCTACTGCCATCATAGGCATCCAAGACATGGCACATTTCCATTCATCAATTTCTTGACCGGTATTAGGATTTGTTCCTCTTACACATGTGTACCAGGCACACTTTTCTTCAACACACTTCTTTTGAATTAACGGACAAAATTCACCTTTTTTCATGATATATCATCATACCTGAAAAATATTTATATGTATCGGGTATAAATAAAAACAACGGATAAAACATTATAGATAATGTCTTTACTTAGGGCCGACAAGATAGCCAATAGGTTCAATAACAGTGGTCCTATTATTGTAGGTCCTTCTACTGTAAGTGGAAACTTCACTGTTACTGGAATACTTACTGCACTGGGTATCGGGGTAACAAACAATGTTCTAGTTGGTGGAGCATTAACTACAAAGTTTCTTAATGCAACCAATAGTGCATCATTATTCAATTCAACTCTTACTGGTATCACCACTGCCGGTATTATCACCAACGCAACTTATTTTGGTGATGGAGTAAATCTAACAGGTATTGTAACTGAAATTCAACCTGGTCCTGGTATCCAGATTTCACCACTATCTGGTAAGGGTAAACTTACAATCTCGGCAAATGGAGTTGTAGTTTCTGGGTATTCAACTAATTCTGGTCTTGCAACTGATGTAAAAGGTGGCACAGCTGGTGCTGTTTTGTATCAGGTTGGTCCAAATGATACTGCATTCACTGCATCAGGTACAGCAGGAGAAATTCTTCAATCACAAGGAACAGGAAGTCCTGTTTGGACATCACTTGCAGCAATTAATGTCTCGTATGCAGACAGTGCAGGTATTTCAACCAACTTAAGAGGTGGTTCTGCTGGTAGGATTCCTTATCAATCAGGTCAAAATCAGACTGCATTCCTACCGATTGGTCCCACAGGTAATCTTCTTTTAGGTCAGGGTACATCAGCACCAAATTGGATTGACCCTAAAGCAAATCTAGATGTCAGATATGCAAGACTATCTGGTATCTCTACGAGTGCCATTGGTGGTGTTGTTGATACCAATTCACTTAAAGTTACCGGTATTACCACACTGAGTGGTGGTAATGTAGTTGTAGATAATGACCTTCGTGTTACTGGGGTAACAACTGCAGCCAATGTGGTTGTTACTGGTGTTTCTACCATTGCAACTCTGAATGTAGGTACAGGAGTTGGTGCAACAGTTGGTGTTACTACCATTCTGGATGAAGATACCTTTGGTTCAAATAGTAACGAGGCACTTGCAACTCAACAATCAATTAAGGCATATGTTGATGCACAAGTAACGGCACAAGACCTTGATGGTACGGCTGATACTGGTACATTTGTTGTTGACCTTGACAGTCAATTATTGGGTGTAGTTGGTACAACAAATGAAATCTATACTATTGGTTCTGGTCAAACCGTAACGGTTGGTCTTGATACCAATGTAACTATTCCAAATAACCTTACAGTTACTAATCAAACTCAACTGTCTGGTATGACCACCATAAGTGGTCTGTTAGATGTAAATGGAGTTATTGATTCACAATCATTAAATGTCTCTGGTGTAACAACACTTGCAACTCTTGGTGTTTCTGGTGTTACTACAACTCAATTCCTTGAAGTAACTGGTGTCGGTACAGTTGCAACTCTTGGTGTTACTGGAGTTTCTACAGCACAGTTCCTTGAGGTAACTGGTGTATCGACTATCGCAACACTCGGTGTTACTGGTGTTACCACTACACAATCTCTCCAAGTCATTGGTGTTACCACAACTGGTACATTACTTGTTGGTGGTGGTTCTACTACTAGCATTGGAGCCACAATCACAACTGATGGTAATGCAATCTTCTCAGGTATCGTTACTGCATCAACACTCAATGTAACTGGTACATCAACTCTTGGTTTCACTACCATAACCGATAATTTATATGTAAGTGGTGTTTCTACTCTCACTGGGTTCTCAACCTTCCTGAGTGATGTTTATATCTCTGGTATTACATCGGTAGGTGCAGCCATTACAATGTATCCTACAACGGGTATTGTAAGTGCTACAGCCTTCTATGGTGATGGTTCAAACCTGACTGGTGTTGTTGGTCTGGTATCTGTTACCAACCAAATCTATGTTACACCTGATGGTAATGATGAGAATGATGGTTATCTAATCTCTACCGCAAAGAGAACTGTTGGTTCTGCTCTTACGATTGCAGAAGCAAGTACAGTCATTAGAATTTCTGCTGGTAATTATTCAGAAAATAATCCAATTATTATCCCAGAACAAGTTACACTTCTTGGTGACAGTTTGAGAGAAGTCTCAATCATTCCACAAAACCCTGATGAAGACCTCATCTATGTTGCGAATGGTAGTTATGTTGAGAATATGTCCTTTACTGGTTCATTGAATGAAGGTAAAGCAATTATCGCATTCAACCCCAACAAACCATCGTATGTAACACAGGGTCCATACATTAGAAACTGTACAAACTTTATCTCCAATAGTATTGGTATGAAGATTGATGGTGCTCATGTTATTGGTGACACCCGAGCAATGAACGTTGACTCATATACTCAACTCAATCAGGGTGGTATTGGTGTTTCAATCTCTAATGAAGGTTATGCTCAGTTAGTTTCAATCTTCACAATCTACAATGATCAGAGTATTGTTTGTATTAATGGTGGTCAATGTGACCTGACAAACTCCAACTCTTCCTTTGGTAGATTGGGTCTTGTTGCTGATGGTATTGGCCCAACAAACTTTATTGGAACTATTACTGAATTTACATCTGCAGGGTCAAATACATTCCCAATTGATATTGGTACTGATAGTATTAACATTACAAATGCAACATATGATAATGTAACTGGTCTGACTACAATTACAACAGCAACCAACCATGGTTATAATGTTGGTATGTCAGTCTCAATGAAAGACATGACGTTTACATGTGACTCACAGCTTCCTGTTACATCATTCGGTATCTCTACTGCAAACTATAGTAATGTAACTGGTGTGATGACAGTATCAACCAGTATTGCAAATAACTTCTATGTTGGTGCAAGTGTCACCTTCTCACAGTTAGTATTCAGTTGTGATTCTGGTGGTGGTGTTTCTACTGCATACTTCCCACCTGCACCTGGTGACAATAATGGTGCTGTAAATTATGTATTTGATGTTGTCGGTATTAACTCTGCAAGAGAGTTTGAAGTTAATGTAGGTCCTTCAACGATTGTTCATAATTATCAAACTGGTGGTAATGTAAGTATCAGTACATTTGCCCCATTCCCAAGTGGTGCATTCGGTAATATCTTTACTGTTGATTCTGTTCCAGCAACAAATCAGTTTAGAGCATATGTTGGTGTATCAACCCTAGCACATACATATTCGTCTGGTGGTCAAGTAGAAACGTTTACAACACTACCTTATGATGGTCAGGTTGTATATCTTGATTCAATTTATAACACTATTAGAGGTGTTAATATTACTAGTGGTGGTTCTGGTTATACCTCACCACCAACAGTTACGTTCTCTGACCCTTCAGAATCATGGGGCATCAAGGCAACAGGCGTTGCACGACTGACAGGTGGTTCTGTGACATCTGTAGACATGATTTCTAATGGTAGGGGTTATACAGGAACACCGACTGTAACCTTCACTGGGTCCGCTACAGGCACCCCTGATATCTTACCTACATACTATGTGGTCAGTAGTGCAACTCCAGTTGTTGGAGGTATCACTACGGTCACATTCACTCAAAATGTACCTTATGCGGTTGGTGTTGGAACTACTGTTCCTTTCTTCAAACAAAGTAGAGTACTTGCTTCATCTCAAGCATTTGAATATATCGGTTCTGGTAATACTGCTCTTACCGCTCTCCCACAAAGAGGTGGTATTGCAATCCCAGAGAATGAAATTGTAAATAAGAATGGTGGTTTGGTCATCTTTACTTCTACCGATCAAGCAGGCAACTTCAAAATTGGTGAAGGAGTTATTATTAATCAACTTGAAGGATCTATTACTGGTGATGCTTACAACAGAAGCCTATTTGCCAACATCACACCTTACATTCTCGCATTAGGAGGAGACTCATAAAATGGCATTAGCCCTTAACAATTATCAGACAATCACAGGTGTTGTCGGACTCAATACGGTAGGTATCTACACGGCACCTACTGGATATAGTGCTATTGTCCTTTTAGCACAAACCACCAATATTGGTAGTGACACACAAACTATCAGTTTTTCTCATGAGAGAACATCCGCAGGTATTGCTGTAACCACAGAAATTCTAAAAGGTTTCCCAGTACCAGCAAATGATGCCGCAAATCTTCTAGCAGGTAAACTTGTTCTTGAAACTGGGGATTCTCTTGTTATATCATCAAGTAGTAATACTGACGTGAAATTTATCTCATCTATCCTAGAGACACTTAATCAGTAAATAAAATGGCAAGATACGCTAGTAACGACCAAAAAAACTTTAAAATTGGTATAAGTTCTTTTAGTGACAACAGAACTTCGTTGGAAGTTATTGGTCGCGTTGGTATCAACAGTTCTAGTGCAAAATCGGCATTAGATGTAGCCGGTTCGGTGAATGTATCAGATGGGTTATCTGTAACTGGTCTCTCAACATTTACTGGTATTGGTACCTTTGTTAGTGATTTATATGTTGGTGGAGACTTAAATGTTGTTGGTGATCTTGTATATGATGAAGTAACTGGTAGAAATCTTAATATAACTGGTGTTGCTACAGTCGGTACAGCATTTACTGTCAACGGTCCTTCTAATTTAGTTGATACCTTTGTATCTGGTGCTCTTACCGCAACAACATTTACTGGTGCTGGTACTGGACTGACTGGTATCACCAGTGCAACGAATGCAACTAATATCTACGGTGGAGCGACAGGTCAGTTATTATATCAGGCACAACCAGGTATAACCTCTGCGTTTGAGAATGGGACTACTGGTTTTGCACTTATATCAAGAGGGTCAAATCAACCACCAGAATGGTTAGCCGCAGCACCAGCTGGTGCTATTGAAGGTCTTCTGATATTTGACGAAGGTGCTGCAGTTGGTGGAGGAATAACATATTCGGGTGTTGACTTTAGAGGTCTTCAAGTTACTGCCACTGGTGGTAATAATGGTGGTATTGCTACTATTACTGTTACAGAACAACCATATGTAGCACTTTCGGGTATTGCAACGAATGTCATTGGTGGTATTGCTTCAGTTACTCAACTGAATGTAAACGCTGGTGTATCTTCATTCGCAGACTTTAAGATTACATCGTCTGGTGTAGGTGCAACAGTTGGAACATCTGCAGGTATTACGACATATTATGGTCGTGGTACTGAACTCACAGGTATTGTTACTTCTCTTGTTGCTGGTGAGAACATTGCAATCAGTGCTTCAACTGGCAATGTCACAATTACTGGTCTGGCAAAGACTGACCGAATCAATGCTGATTCGTTAGTTGTTAGTGGTATTTCAACACTAGGCATCATTACTGGTGCTGAATCTCTGGGTGTTGGTACTGTATATGCAACTAACATTGTTAGTGACACTGCAACATTCAGTGGTGATGTTTCGATTGGTGGTACTGTTAGTGACCTAAATGTTACAAATTTAGTTGTTACTGGTGTTTCAACACTGGGTATCATTACTGGTGCAGAATCTATTGGTGTTACTACAATATACACTGATAATATTGTTGGTGGTACTGCAACATTCAGTGGTAATGTCACTATTGGTGGTACTTTAACCTACGAGGATGTTTCTAACATCGACTCTGTTGGTTTTGTAACCGCAAGAACTGGATTGAATGTTGGTTACACTACTGGACCATCTGGTATTGGTGTTACTGTTCTTCCTGACGGTAGTGGAGTATTTGCTGGTATACTAACAGCACAAAACCTTGATGTTGGTACCGATTTAAATGTTGGTTCTGCTACATCACAGTTTACAGTTGTATCATCCGGTTCCACCATTATGGTTGGAATTGGTACCACAAACCCACTACATACTTTGGATGTTAGGGGTGATACCAACATTGAGGGTAACCTAACAGTCAACAATAACACTATTCCTTCATTAGCAATGGTAATTGCTCTTGGTGGACTTTAATAAATAACTAAAAAGTATTAATACAATGGCGGAGTCATTTAACAATAAACTGACATCATCAGCTGGGATTGTGACAACAACGACAGTTGCTAGTATTGGTGCTGGTGCAACAACCATTTCTGGTATATCAACGAGTGGTATATCCGTTGGTGATATGGTTGATGCCACATTCTTTAGGGGTGCAACGAAAGTATATTCAATTGGTACTGGTTCGGTTCTTGTAGATAAGTCATCTATAAACAATTCAATCGCAGCCAATCAGGCTGTAACCTTTATGGGGGTTACAACTGCATATACTGCATCAAACAAAGCTATTCTTGTAGGTGGTACTTTTGCAAACCTTACAGGTAACTCTGTAAATCTGTTTGTTGAGATTGGTATTGGAAACACTTTTGCCAATATTGCAAATGATATTCCTGTCCCAACCGGAAGTTCTTTTGTTATCAGTGACGCTGGTAAAACAATTCTGAGACCCAATGAAGAGATTAGGGTTTATTGTGATACTGAAAACGCGTTAGACGTAAGTCTTAGTATTTTAGAAGGAGTTGCCTGATGTTAGGTAATAACGGGTATCTAGGTCGTAACCCAGGAGATTCATCAGTAATTGTTGCTCGTCAGGTATTCAATCCTACGGGTGTTCAAACTTCATTTGTTTTCGCGACAAAATATCAAATCGGGTATCTTGAGCTATATCTGAATGGTGCAAAACTGATTACAAGTCAGGATTATAATGGAACAGACGGAACAAATATTGTATTAACAACTCCAGCTCAGAGTGGAGATGTATTAGAAGCTGTATCATATAAAGCATTTAATGCAGTTATTCCGACAGATGCACCTGGTAACTTTACCGTAGATGGTAACTTACTGGTTCAAGGTGATACTGAACTAGTTTCTGGTGTATCGACTGGATTTATTTCTGCAGTTGGTATTCAGTCTGGTGGTAATCAGATTGGTACTGGTATTACAACCATAAACTTTATTGGTGTTGGTAATACTGT